TGACGATCCGCACTCGGAGCAAGACGCTATGTCGTCTTCTGCGTTTGATAACGCCTATGAATGGTATACATCGGGACCACGTCAGCGTTTACAACCAGGTGGACAGATAGTTTTAGTTATGACTAGGTGGTCTAAAAAAGATTTAACAGGAATTTTATTAAATAATCAAAAAGAAGTTAAAGGCGACCAATGGGATGTGGTCGAATTTCCAGCAATCATTGACCACGAACCTGTTTGGCCCGAATATTGGAAAATTGGTGAGCTAGAATCAGTGCAAGCAACGTTACCAGTTGCAAAATGGAACGCACAATGGATGCAAAAGCCAACTTCTGAAGAAGGAGCTATAATAAAACGTGAATGGTGGCGTGTGTGGGACCATGAAACTTTACCTGACATAAATTATGTCATCCAATCTTATGATACGGCGTTTTTAAAAAAAGAAACTGCCGATTTTTCAGCTATTACCACTTGGGGTGTATTTTATCCTGAACCTGAAGGTCCAGCTAATTTAATTTTAATGGATTCTGTAAAAGATAGATTTGAATTTCCAGAATTAAGACGTGCAGCGTTAGAGCAATATAAATATTGGAAACCAGATATGGTTATCATCGAGCAAAAAGCATCTGGAACTCCCCTTACCCATGAATTACGTCAAATGGACATTCCAGTGATGACATTTACGCCAAGTCGTGGTAATGATAAGCACGTACGTGTAAATACTTGTGCACCGCTTTTTGAAGCTGGTTTAATTTGGGCGCCGGATATGAAGTTTGCAGAAGAAGTTGTTGAAGAATGCGCAGCATTCCCACACGGCGATCATGATGACTTAGTCGATTCTATGACTATGGCTGTCATGCGGTTCAGACAGGGAGGTTTTATTGAACACCCTGAAGATTATATTGATGAACCCAAACAGCCCACAGTTAAGGAATATTATTAATGCAGAAAATATTTAGAGAATTATTTAAACAGTTTGTAGCCAAGAATGGCGTAGAGCCTAAAGGTATAGAACTGCTGCAAATGAAATTTAAAGCTAACGAATTAAAAAGACAAGCTGACAAAGTAAAAGTTGTTGATTTTGAAAAAACTCCTACCAAAGTTAGACCTGGACGAGAAGCAACAGTCAATACTTTAAAAACTAAATCAGATGACGTAGCTCCCGGAACACTTCAAGCAGAGGTAGAAAATCTTAAAGTAGATGCTGAAGATTTAAAAAATCAATTAATACAAAATAAAAACAAACTTCTTGATGATTTGGACACTATTCTTGAAACAGGTGGTCAGCCATTTAAGAAAAAAGATAATAGTTTTCTAGGTGGTAGTATGCACGAAGAAGGTCAGATTAGAACTGGTATCAGAATGTTTTTACAAGATGAACTTAAGAATGGTAGATTAAAATTAAACGCAGACGACAAAGCTAGAGTTATGGAATATTTTCCAACTAAAGAAGATGATCCTATTTTAGTATTTAAAAGAATATACGGCGATGATGCTTATGAAGCTGCTGGTAAATTTCCAGGTGCATTTGAAAAAGGTGAAGACTTTAATCATTACAGAGAAATATTTAAAGAAAATATGGATGAGTCTTATCTTAAAGTTAAAACAGAAGAAAACCTTGGAGATGGGACTTTAATGTTAACTGATGAAGTTATAACACCTATTAAAGATGAAGACGTGCCTTTTGCAGGTGGCGGTGTAGTTAAAAAGATTATTAAATCTATAACTATGAAAAACAAAGATCCGATGGATTCTATGAAAGAACTAAACGAAGTTCTTAAAAGAAGAAAAGAATTTGATTTAACAGATAGCGAAGTAGATGAAATTATGGAAGCAGGTAATGAATGGATATTCCAAAGAGATCCAGATAATTTATTTGTTCCAACTAAAGACAAACCTAAAACTTTATTTGATGATGAGGTTCAAGTATTTAAAGACTCTGAAGGTGGTATTAAAGGAATTACTATGGGTGGTGATAAAAAATTTAAAAAAGGAATTGCTGAAGCTATGGAAGAAGGCATGAGAGAATCAGAAAACATGAAACGTCTTGGTTTAGATCCAACAAGTCAAAAAGATTATTTTAAATACGAAGAAATGAAAAAAGCTGGTCAAATGGAAAAAAATGTAACTGGTAGTTCTGATTTGTCTGCTGCTGAAGAATTAAGAATAGAGTTTCCTGGAATTACAGATGAAATGATTGATAATATTTTAATGGACACTAATCAACAAAGAATTGCAGAAGTTAAACAAACTATGCGTGAAGCATTAGAAATGCAAAACAAAGGAATGAATTCTGATCAAATTATAGAAGTATTTACAAAAACACCTAGATCTAAAAACGCTGATGGAGGAAGACCTAGATCAACCGGTTTAAACTATTTATTAGGTGAAGACGATAACAACAGAGTACCTTACGAAGATGGTGAGGACTTTAAACAATTTCAAAAAGAAAAAATGATGCAGTTTTTGCAAGAGTATCAACAGTATCTAAAAAATAAAGAAATAGAAAAAAGACAAAAACCTTTTTTAGAAGAAAGAATGGGACTTGGCTTAGGTCCAATTTTAGAAGCAGCTCAAGGAGGAATAGCAAGAGTACCTTACGCAACTGGTGGCAGACGTGGATTCTTAAAACTTCTTGCAGGACTAGGAGCAGCCGGTGCAGCATTTAAATCTGGATTGATGAGTTTAAAAGGTGGCGCTAAACCTATTGCTAAAGAAATAGCTAAAGAAACTGCAACAGGTCAACCTCCTGCGTATTTTTTAAACTTAGTTGCTAAAATAAAAACATTAGGTGACGATACACCAAGACTTGCAACACAAGATAGACAAAAAGTTACAACCTATAAAGATTATACATTGACTGAAGATGTAACAACAGGTCAACAAGAAATTTCAAGAATGAAAGTAACTGATGGTGGTTCAGAAGCTTATTATGGAAATCCATTAGTTGAAGAAACATATATGAGTTATAAACCTGGAAAAGGCCTGGCGGATGAAACGACTAAAGGTAAAGCTCCTCCAGATGAGTATGAAGAAGGTACAGCTTATATAAGAAGTGATAGAGAAAATGCAGGCGAGGTTGTTGATGAGTCATTTGAAATTTCTGATGAAGTTATTGAAGAAGGAACTAAGTTTGAAGATAACTTATCTGATTTTGGTAAAGCAGATGGTGGCCGTGCAGGATATAAAAGTGGCCTTAAAGTAAAAGGATCAGGAAGCATATCTGGTAAACAAGATATGTACAGCACTGGAGAAAAATCAGCAATTAAACTTCCCGAAGGTATTACTTCAAATGAATCTTTTATAAATCTTATTGCAAATTTAGATATTCCAATATCAGAACAAATTAGTCTTCTAGGTGATATTTATTATAATAAATCTAGAAAAAAAATAGAAAAAGGAGATAAAGAACTTTTTCTTGAAGATCCAGCAAGTTCGATAAATAGAAAAATTGGAATAGGTGTTGACACCGGCACTGGTATAACTGGTTCTGCTAAATATGGTATTGATGACAAAGGATTTTTATTTGAAATTAAAAAATCATTTGCAGCTGGGGGTATTGCAAAATTAATTAAAAAACTAAACGACATTGCTCCGGGGTCCACGAAGCTTGGTGCAACATCTAAGAAGATGAATAAAAAAATGTCGGACAAAAGAGCCTTACAACAAGCAATTAGAGATTTTGAAAAAAGAACTAAAACTCCTAATCCATTAGGTTTATCAGAAGAGTTTATAAGAGGGTTAAATAAAAAAGTTAAAAAACAGATGGGCGAATAATGAACGATAAAGAATTAATGTCATTTGCCATAGCTAGATCTAATGATCCAATAATCAAAAACCCTGTTTTAAGAGATGCAATGAACAAGGACCTTGGACCACGAACCAACTTTGATGATGGTGGTAAAGTTGATGAGGTTATAAAGGCTTATAAAAGATATCTTGGTATGAGAAAAGGTAAACAAAGATATAAAGTAATTCCATTTACAAAATTTTTTGAAGAGTTTGCAAGAGAGAACTTTAACGGAGGAGGTAAGTCTATAAGAAATTCAGATGATGTTAGATTTAAAAGTATTATGAGTAACCCAGAATTAGTTAAAGTAGCTGAAGCTTATTTTCCAGAAAAAAATAGTAAAAATGTAAATTGGGATAAAATTTTAAATACTAGAGAAAGATCAGCTATTAATACTGGAACTTATACATTAGAAAAAGCTAAAAAATTTATAACAGATAAAGACATAGCTAAAATTAAAGAAACACTTACTAAAGAGGAATTTGCTAAATTAGATTTTGATAGTGTTGTTAATGGAATTAGTAATAGACGAAGAGCGGGTTGGTTAGGTGTTTCTTCTAAGAAGAAGGGAGACAATACTAAATTAAGACAAAAAGTTGCTAGAATATTAGATGGAAGAGGTCTAAAAAATCCAGAAAGAGAAGAAGGTATAAAAAAACGAACTGCTGATCTTTTAAAAAGAAACAATTTAATTAATGAAATGGTTACAAAAAATAAACCATTAAATCTTATAGAAATGAATAGGAAAATTGGTTTAAACGATAAAAGTCAATATATTCAAGATTATATCACAAACACATTTGGACAAAAAAAATTATTTAAAATTTTTCCTAATCAAAGAACTATTTTAGAAAAAAATATTAATAGATTGGCTAATAGTAAACCTGTTTTAAAATTACTAGAAGATGGAACTCTTTTAGATAAAAACAGTATCCAGTATATAGCTAAAAATTTTTTTAAAAACGATGCTGATTTAGCAGGCAAAACTTTGTTTCATATGGCGGAAGCCGCTAAGGGAGAAAAAACTTACATGAAAAATTTAAAATTAAATAATTTAAAACCATTTAAAAAACAAATAAACGAAATTATTATAGCAGCTGAAAATGATATATTTGGTAACCCTGCTGGTAATATGTCTAGAAAAAGAAAAGAAAGAGTGTTAGCTAATCAAATTGGAGAAAAATCAGGATTTTTTAAAGATTCTAGAACAAATCTAAACAAAGTTAGTAAAGAAGTCTTTAACGAGTTTGGTGTAAAAGGTATAGGCACTTCAGTGGATGAGTTAGCTACTATTACTGTTCCATATAAATTTGGCTCTCCGGGGTATTCTGTATACCAACAACAGTTAACAAAAACTGGTGACAAGGTTATGGATGATATGAATATGGTAAAAGCTAAAAGATTAGATCGAAGTTTAGTAGATATAAGAAAAGCTTTATCCAACGGCACAGCTACTCAAGACATGGTAGATATATATAATCAAAAAGTTTCAGCTATTGCATCTGATATTAATAAAGATGTACCTAAAAATGGAAAAAAACTACAACCTTTTTTAATTAAGTTAGGTGGAGACCCTAGAAAAACAGTTTCTAATTTTAAAACTTTAGTAGAACAAAATCCTTTAGCTGCACAAAATATGTTAGAGACTGCTAAGACTCAAGGGTGGTCGGGTGTTATTCCGGCTGACGTTCCTACTATTTATGATTTAAGAAATACTGATAATGTTAAAAAAGAAATGACCAATAGTTTACAGTCTATTTTCCAACAAAAAAATCCAAACAAACTTAAAGAAACAATTAAAAAAACACCTGTTAAAAAAATACAACAGTTATTTAAAAAATTTGGACCAAGATTTGTAGAAGCTCCTAATGATGGCACTAGGGTTACAGCTGGTGTAGGAGGGTTTATTGCAGGAATTTTTGGAGCAGAAGCGTTGGCTTTTGAGTATGGTTTTTATGAAGCTTCTAGAAGAAATTATTTAAGTCAAGGTTATAGTGAAGAAGAAGCAAAAGCTATGGCAGTCGACGAAGCTACGCTTGGAATAACAAATAAAAGTGATCCTGCTTACAATAAACAACTAGCACAAGTGGCTAAAGAAATGGGAATAAATCCTAAAGCTTTTGATGTATTAAGAGAAATTTCTAAACGTGAAGATAAAAAACAAAAACAACAAGAAGCAGATAAAAAATTAATTGGTAGTAATTATTTTCAAAGTAAAACTGAAGAAGAAAAAAACAAATTTTTAAAAGATAGAGAAAATTTATATAAATCTTATGAAGATGAAACATTTAAATTAATGAGAAAAGCAAGAACTGATTTTGGAATAGGTGAGGCTGAAAAAGTATTTCCAAATCCTAATCTAGATCAAATTGCTGATGAAGTTGGCTATGTAGATTATGATAACTTAAGTCAAAATTTTGGGGATATGCAACTTGCTGCAATAGAAAAATTAAGAAGACGAAAAGAAAAAGCATATGATGTTCAAAGTACACAAGTTAATACAGACCAAGGTAAAACTGGAAATTTAATAAGTAATAATCTATTTAATTTACAATCAATTCCTAGAACACTTAAAACAATGTATGATTTTATTGATCCATCAAGTCCTATTCCTAAATTAGATGATTTAAAAAGTGATTCTGCTTTAGAACAAGATCAAATGAATCAAATGGATAATAAAGAATTATATTTATATAATAAAAGAAGAGAGATTGAAAAAGATAATCCAATTACATCAGAATCTTACAGAGAATTACAAGATAGATTTCCAGAAATTGGTTTAGCTCAAGGTGGACTAGTCAGTCTAAAAAGGAAAATATAATGAAAAAAGAAAATCCAACACTTGTAAAAAACATGAAACATGTTAAATGGAAGGAGATACCACCGTTGCGGGGTCCAAATCCACAGGGGTTGATTAAAGACAAAAAACAAGATAAACCAATACAGGAGAATAAATATGGCAGATATAGATAAATCTCTCCCTGACGTCGGCAGTCCAAATGACCTTACTGATGTTAAGGAAGAAGTTGTTGCAGACGAATTAGCGATAGATAACCAATCAGGACCAGTAGAAGTTACTGACGAAGAAGATGGCGGAGCAACCATTGACTTTGATCCAACAGCTGGTGAACAATTAGATGCAGGTGAAGATCACTTTGCAAACTTAAACGAAATACTTCCAGAAGAAGATACTGATGCCATGGGTAATCAATTACAATCTGATTACATGGAATATAAATTTTCTCGTGCAGAATGGGAAAGAGCTTATATTGTTGGTCTAGAATTATTAGGATTTAAATACACAGATAGAACTCAACCTTTCCAAGGAGCTAGTGGTGCAACTCACCCAGTTCTTGCAGAAGCGGTTACACAGTTTCAAGCTTTAGCTTACAAAGAATTACTACCTGCAGATGGTCCGGTTAGAACACAAGTGATGGGCAATAGTACTCCACAAAAAGAAGCACAATCACAACGTGTTAAAAATTTTATGAACTTTCAAATAATGGATCAAATGAAAGAATACGAACCTGAGTTTGATCAAATGTTATTTTACTTACCATTATCAGGTTCAACATTTAAAAAAATTTATTACGACGATTTACTGGGAAGAGCTGTATCAAAGTTCATCCCTGCAGATGACCTTGTTGTTCCGTATACGGCTACCTCATTAGACGATGCGGAAGCAGTCATTCATGTAGTAAAAATGTCAGAGAATGATTTGCGTAAGCAAATGTATGCTGGCTTTTATTCTGATATTGAACTTACTAAACCTACAGGTACAATTACAAATGAATTGAAGGAAAAGGAAAGAGAAATAGAAGGAGTTCAAAAAACACAAAGAACAGAACCTCTATACACAATTCTAGAATGCCACGTTAATCTAGACTTAGAAGGTTTTGAAGATGTTGATTCTAACGGGGAACCAACAGGAATAAAATTGCCTTACATCGTAACAATCGAAGAAGGTAGTAGGAAAGTTTTGTCTATTAGACGAAACTTTGCGCCCAATGATCCAAAGAAAAATAAAATTCAATATTTTGTCCACTTCAA